AATATATTATGACCATGATGACACTATTTTGTTTTGCAATCGTAGCCATTGTCTTTACAGCGTGGATGTACCGAGATTAAGCGATGAAAGAAATACTACTAGACCCTATTGACATGACCGAGGAACTGATGTTCCACATGTTTAATAACGATATGAACCGAGAGCTTGACGGGGAGTTCCTTGACCTTTACCTGTCCTTGCAACTATACAAAGAACACCTTGAGAAATTGGAGGAGGAATAATGATACCGAGAGATAAAAGAGGAAGGATTAAACAAAAAGAAGTACAAACAAAAGAACCTAGAGGTACTTTTAAAACTGGAGATAAACATCCTATTATTAAAGGTTTGTTTTTTAAAAAATTATATCCAGATGGTGAGCATTGGGCTGACGAAGATAGTTTTAAAGCTTTTACAGAACAGAAAAATATATACTTCCAATCCGATCAAACTAAGAAAAAAAGATCTTATTATTATCAAAAGACGAAACATACTGATGCTTACAAAGCTAGTCGAAAGAAATACAAGCAATCCCTTAAAGGAAAGGTAGCGTCAGCTAGATACCATCGAGGTTTAGCATATAAAGAAAGTCAAAAAAAGTACCAAAACAGCCCGAAGGGTTTATCAGCTAGGAAAAGAGTGTACGAAAAGGCTCTCACGATACCTGAGAAAGTAGTTTGCAAAAGTTTGAGAGGTCACATGCGTAGGGTCAGACCAGGCTTTAAAAGCGAATCAACAGCAAAGATGTTAGGATGTACTATTGAACAGTGTTGTAATCACCTTGAAGCTCAGTTCACTGAGGGTATGTCTTGGGATAATTATGGAAAGTGGCATATCGATCACATTATTCCGTGTGCATTCTTTGACCTGACCAAACCGAGCCATCAAAAGGTATGTTTTAACTGGCAGAATCTTCAGCCATTATGGGAGTCAGATAACTGTGCAAAGGGTGATAAGATTCCGTGGTATGTTTTGTTGACAATCTTAATGAACAACTACAAAACCGTAACCTTATGAACGGAGTAAACTACGACAATTGGCTGAACAGCAACAACCCATACGACAGAGACTATGAACTGGAAGAAGAAAGAGAGTATCATTTGGAGAACATTAGCGTACTTAAAACCGAAGAGGATATTGAGGAGTACATACGCTACTACAAAATCGAAGACCCAAGAGAATAGTAACCTGTTTTGGGAAGCAGAAGCTGACATATTAACCGAGGAAATTCGTGAACGATATCAACGAGGAAATAACTGACCTACCCTTTGATTGGACTGGACTCGATCATAAAGCGATCAGGGAGGGCTTCGATTGGTTCTTTAGCAACAATCAAATAACAGGCTTTAAGCGTGACAAGTTCGGGCGTTATGTCCGAGACGAGGACGGCAAGTTAATTGCTCATCGCACATCTAAGAAGCGTTACCTACCCCGAGTTTGGTTCAATAATTTAGATCAGAAATGAGTACTGAAAAAGGACACACTTGGAGGATGCGTGAGTGGGGACGGACACAATATCGTAACCGACAAGCAAAGCTACGGGCAGAGGGCGAATCAAGTAAGACTGAAGCTTCAAAAAGAATGCTTAAAGTCATGGCTCCAAGGTTAGGTAAAAAGGTAGAGGATTTCATGCACATTTTTGGAGGCAGTACCAACCACACAACACCGCTTTTTCTTACCTTCATATTAGATATGTGTCCGTATCAGGTAGCAAGTTCTGCCTTGCAAACATTCCTGGACAACTTACAACAAAACTTACCTGTCAGCAGAATGGCGTATAAGATCGGGAAAGCATTTGAGAACCAAGCACGATGGGAAAAAGCATTAGAGACTATGCACCCTAACAAGCTTGATCTGTTGGCGTTGGATGACAGGAGTAAAGCAATGAAGCTTAAACAATTCTACGACTATGAAGAGGACAGGTTCACGCTATGGGATAGTAAGTGCAAGACCGCCCTCGGTGCGTGGTTATTGGAGGAGATACGCATAGAGACTGGACTTTTTCAGATTGGATTCAATACCGGTGGACAAAAGAGTTTCAAACCTGAACGCATCGTCATGCCAACTGCTGACTTTACAGACTGGATACAACGATTTGATGCGTGGAAGGAGACGACTCGTGTCTTTAAGATGGCATTACCTGACCGTCCTGTTGATTGGTACGGATTATTAGGTGGTGGATACAGTGTTAAACATATGCCCCCACAAAAGTTCATAACAGGTAAACCAGTTGATTGGTTCAAGGATTATGAGAAGAGCTACGGACACGCCATGCGAGCAGTTAATAACTTACAGAAAGTACCGTGGCAGATCAATACGGAGATGTTAGATGTCTTGTTAAAGTGTTGGGAGGATGAGCGTGTCGTTGGAAACATTCCTAACTTTGGTACGATACCAGAACAACCGAGGTACGTTGGGGAATGTCCACACGAGTTACGAGCTTGGAAGTTAAAACAAAAAGATATTAAGACTGCTAACGAAAGTAACAGCAGTAAGCGGTATCAAACCTGTCGCATCTTACACTTAGCTAAGATATATAGTAAGTGGGATGAGATGTACTTTCCATATCGTTGTGATTACAGAGGTCGAGTGTACGCTATTCCCTACTACTTACATCCACAAGCCAGTGACTTAGCGAAGAGTTTGTTAGACTTTAAGAACGGTCAGCAAGTGGTCGATGAAGAGGACTTGGAAGCTGTACTTGTACACGGTGCTAACCTGTGGGGAGTAAAAGGTACACGAGATGAACGCATTGATTGGGTGCAAAAACGCAAAGACTTTATACTTGAAGCAGCCAATGATCCACACGGCACTGATTGGTGGACGGAAGCAAGTGATCCGTTTTCTTTCTTACGATTTTGTTTTGAGTATAAGAAGTTTACAGAGGAAGGATACGGATATGTGTCTTACTTACCTGTGCGTCAAGACTGTAGCAACAACGGGATGCAAATACTTAGCTTATTATTGCGAGATAAAAAGATCGGACGGATGTGCAACCTGGTGGAAGATGACCAAGCTAATGATATGTACACAGAGTTTGCGGATATGGTGTACAATGAGTTGAAACAGGACGGAGGCACACTTGCAAAAAGCTGGATGCAGTACGGGTTCTCTCGCAAGCTCGCTAAGTTAGCTGTGATGAACAGACCATACGGTGCTACCCACTACAACTTGGTACAAGATTTGTTTAAAAGTATAGGAGTTAATCATCCGTGGACAAGCACAGGTGAGATGTTAACTGCTGTTATTTGGATCAGTAATATCATTAACCGATTAGCTAAGAAAGTTTGTCGTCCTGTTAATAGAGTGATGAACTTTTTAAGAGAGAGTGTACGAGCTTTAGGATACGACAGTGCTATTACATGGACAACACCAACAGGATTTAAAGTAGTGCAGAGCTACCGCAAGTATAAGAAGATAAATGTAGAGAGTGTCTTTCAAAACTTGAGCGTCACGATACAAGCTAATGAACTGGGTGATAAGATTGATCCGAAGGGACAAGGCAATGCAGTGACTGCTAACTTTATCCACAGCTTAGATGCGTGTATCGTACATCAAGTAGCAAACAGTGTTGACTTTGACCTCGCAACTATACATGACTGTTTCGTGACCCATGCTTCTCACGCTAGAAAAATTAACAGTTTAGTAAGACTAATGTACACTAAGACTTTCACTATTGATCTCCTGACAGAGTTCCGAATGGAGCAAATCAATAACAATCCAAAAGCAGAACTTCCATCCGTGCCGGAACTTGGTGACCTTGATGTCTCCGCAGTAAGTCGTATGAAGTATCTGCTTTCTTAAATCAAATAAAACACACTGAGAAATATGACAGTAAAAGCTAGAAAGAAACACGATATAATAAAAGCACAAGGCACAGCTAGATATGCCCACTTAAATGAACCTAACACACGGTTTGATGAGTATGGTGTATGGAGTTGTGATCTTGTTATTGACGACGCAACTAAACAAGAAATTGTAAACAAAATTAAACCAGTCTACGAAGCTGAATTGAAAGCTGTTGCAGATGAGAATCCTAAGAAGAAGATTGAGCAGAAGGGATTACCTTTTACTGAAGTAGATGGTGGACATATGTTGAAAGCTAAACTAAAAGCTGGAGGCAGAAGGAAAGACGGTAGTGAGTATCGACTATCTATCGCTTTGTTTGATAGCCAAGGTAATGAACTACCAGAAGATGTGCAGGTTTGGGGTGGTAGTAAAGTAAATGTAGCATTCCGTCCAAAGTTTTGGTATGTACCAAGTCAGGGGTTTGGGGTAACCTTTGAGTTGAGTGCTGTGCAAGTGATCGAGTTATCCAACGGTGGTGTAAACAGTCCAAGTGCAGACGCATTCGGATTTACTTCGGAAGAAGGATACATCGCTAATGGAGGTGAAGACTTGACCGGAGCATTCGATGCGGAAAAGACGGAAGAACAGACGCTCACAGCGAACTTCTAATTACCGTAGCGGATTCGAAGCTAAACTAGCACACCAATTAAAGCGTGGTGGTGTTAGCTTCCAATACGAAACTATAAAGTTAGAGTACATAAAGACTGCTACTTACACTCCTGACTTCATACTACCTAACGGCATCATCATTGAGGCTAAAGGTTTATGGACAGTGGAGGACAGAACGAAGCACCTACTAGTCAGAGAACAACATCC